CCGTAGGGATTCTTTCGTAAGATCACGTTGCCGTCCACCATATCGAGCGTGTAGCCGTCCGTGGCGTTTCCGTTTAGGGTCGGCCAAAATGGAACAAGTTCTTCTTCCTCTCCCCCTCTTGGGATCGGCTGCTGTTTCGGGACGTGAATCGTTGTCCCTCTCAGCGACTGCTTAAGCACCGCCCCGGTCACGCTTGTGATGGTGGTGGCGCGTAGGTAATTGATGATGCCTGTGACAGTATCTTTTACAGAACCTTTATCCTTGGGATATTCGGGTAATCTCATTATGGTGCGCCCCAGTAGATTGTATCGCGGTCAGTGAGAACCTTCTTGGCACCTTGCCACTCTTCGGTTAGATTCCAGCGCGTTTCGTTTCCGGCTTTGGTGCTGTCTGCAGTCTCCTTCCTCCACTCGTAGCCTCCTGGAAGATTCGGAACGCCGATGGGAAACCCCACTAGCCCTGCGTCAGTCTCTGGAGGTGGCCCATCTACATACGTGCCGATTTTGACAGCAACCGGAGCCTTGTCTTCGTATGTTTCCTGGCCGAGGTTTATGCCTCTGGCAAATAGCCTAGCATCTGTGGTTAGTGGGTGCTTGTCAGATGATGTCTTGTTCTTTCCTGCTGGTATGTAAGCGAACTCGTTGTGGACTATGTCTGCCCCCTCCCTATCGTCAGGGAGTTGCCACATTTTAATATCAGTGATATCATTATCTGTTAGGGCGTTTTCCCCTCCCTCCGCAAACTGCGGGTGCTCATACAGCGAACGGTTTACCGTCACCCACCGGATTTCATACGATATCCCCACAAGGGTTCCATCTTCCTCTTTCTCTTCGTTGTCGATGATCGCCTCTAATACAACAGTTGCATCTGTTACGAGTGCATTCTCTGTCGGCTTAATTGTTACGCTTTTGACATACCCGGCATAATCCCCCCACACTTCGCCGATGTTGGGAAGTGATGAATCGATAGCTGATGCAAGGCCGATGTATTCAATGGTTGATGTCGTCCCGCTTTCTGAGTATCCCGTTGTTGGGAATCCCGGTTTCTTATTTCCTATAATTGATTCTGATGCCATTTAAGTTGCCCACTTTAGTGTTCCCTCAGTCTCTGCCGCCTTGAGTATATCCCTGATTTCCTCCTGAATTTTCATTACTTTATGCTGAATCGACCCAGGGTTCTTGCTCATTGAAAGTCCCCGCTTGGAGAAATTGGAGGTCTTGTAGTCGTCAAAGTCGATCTTAACTTTCTTTACCTTCTTGGCTTTGGATGGGTCGATCCAGTCGGGAGAGTTCATAGCCTCAAACCTTCTCGCTTCCTCGTATGCCTTTTCATCTGCCGCCACCCTTTTCCTTTCTATTGCTGCTGCTGCATCATCTGACATAAGATTTTGGGCTGCTACGTTGTTTCTTCTATATGACTCTTTGAGTCCATACTCGGGGATGTCCATCAGCGTGGCAATCAAAAAAGCAGCAGTGCGGAGGGCATCACCCAGAGTGTCGCCAAGGCTTTTCCCTAGGTCGGTGAAGTCGAACCCATTGACTGTTTCAAGGCCTGGGATAAGCTCGTCAATAATGCCAGCAGTAAACCCGGTGAAAAACTGGTCAGATTTGTTTGGGAGTCTGCCCATTAGCGTATCAACTCGCTCCATTTCCGAGCTAAATTCCTCCATTATTTCGGGCATCTTGCCGAGCGACAGATTGACATCGTCTAAATCTGAACCCTTAAATACAGTTAAAAGTTCGCCGCCTGAACGCCCGAAGATATCCATTGCAACAGCGGCTTGCTTCGTTTGATTGTTCATCCCCTTGATTGCCTCGCCGATCACAAAGAACTGTTTCTCTGGTGACATCGACATCAACTCTTCCGCACTTAGTCCTATATCCTTGAAGAAATCCAAGGTTGTTCCCGGTGCCTCAGCAGCCTCAGAAATTGCGCGCTGCATCTTGTTGATGTCCTTCCCTGCGCTATCCGCACTCTTGCCGCTGTCCTTGTATGCTTGCTGGATTCGCATCAATTCAGCAACGGCGATACCTGTCTGTGAGGACAGGTGGTCGAGTGAAGCCCCCATCGAAATGGTCTTCTTGGTTCCTATTGCTAGACCTACAGCAAGAGCTGCTGTTGCAACTGCTCCCGCTCGCAACGCCATCTTGCCGAACTTGGCGAGCGATCTACCTGCACCCTTTAGTCCCCTGCGGAATTTTGAGTCTCGCAAAGTTAGCGTTGCGAATACGCCGCCGATTGATCTTGATGCCATTTACTTATCCTTTTTTTTCTTGGGTTTCTGTTCCGCCGCCCACGACTCCATCGCTACCCGTAAACGAGCCTCTGACAGCGCCGGGTCGAGCTTCACCTTTGCCGATGACGGAAGAAAGTCTGTCATCTTCGGCGCTCGCCCTGATATCTTCACACCCCCCGCAATCGCCGATATATGCTGCAGGGCGGCGCTCCTGATGTCTGCGCGTTGTTCTTTGTTTTTCCATGCTTCCACGTATTGCTGGCACTGTTCAGGGTGCGCCCCGTTCCATTCTTCAGATGTAAGGCCGAGTTCTATTTTCGCAAAGGCCGTTTCTTCGTAGTCCTTTTTTTTTCAGGTGTTGGCTCCATGTCGGCATATACACCGATAATGGCCTCGCTGATAATCTCGCTTTCCTTGTCCTGATCGATTGCAACGAATAGATCTTCTGGTGTGGCATACCGCACCACATCCTGCGAGGGCAGCATAGCCCACAATAGCTTGCATACCGCAGCGTCAGCCGTGGTAGGCGAGGTTAACTCTATTTGCGATGGATGCCCCCCGATGGACGAGAGGCGAAAGCGAAACCGCTTTGCCGTTTCGTGCGTCCATTCAAGGAAAGACCTTCTGCCACCAATGGTGATTTCGCGCTTCATGGATTAGGCGGCGATTACGATTGGGCCGGTAACTTTCAGCGAACAGGTAAACTCGATCTTGTCGTCCAGTGGATTACTAAGGCTGAACCCTCCCACGACTGCGGAGAAGGTGCTGGTCGATGTGTCAGAGAATGTGACAACGATTGCAGCCACGTTGCCTCGCTCAGATCGGAGTTCAACCTGCCCGGCGTTTGCTATGACATAGTTGCCCGACAGCTCAAGGCTCCCACCGTCAGTGAGTCCACCAATAAAGGTCTTCCATCCTCCCGTTGAATCGTGCGCGGTGGTGTCGATGTTTGATACGTCCACTCCGCCGGGTGTCACGTCATTGAGTTCCCCGATTAATATTGTGTTTACTTTTACTGATACTCCGAATGATTTAGTAGCCATTTTGTTTTTTCCTGTTGTTGTTTTAGATTTGTGTGGCGTTGCAAGATCCGCGCAGGTCTAGCAGTTCGCCGAAGAGTTTAGTTTGGTGGTCGCGGCTGGATGATTGGTTGGAAAAGGTGAATGATACATTTGAAGACCCCGTGAGGGTTTGCCCCTCGATTGCGGCTGAAAGCCTCGTCACAAGATCAATCACCCCACCCTTGGTGGTTGCCCAGCATGAAAACTGGACGAGCGGGAAGATCACTGAGCGGGTTCCATCGTGGGTAGTTGAACTGCCGTCTGAGATCGACTGGAACACGATGAAGGGAGCGGTTGCATTGCTGGGCGCAACATCTGCAAAGATCTTCGTGCCTATGATCGCGGCAACGGGGGAGTCTGCTTTGATCGCCGCCACTGTGTCAGCTTGCCAACTCATCAGAATCTCCCCTTTGTTTTGAGTTTCTTTACCTCACGCGCCAGAAATCTATCTAGTCCAATCGCCATTTTCTTGACAACAGCAGCCCCAGTCTCATTAACAGCCGGGCGGAGGAATGGTTTTGCCGCACTGTGTGCTGTGCCGTATTCCACAAGGTGCGAGTATACCCAAGGAACAACCCTCTTTCCTTTGTAGGTTCCAGCGATGGATCTGCTTGCCCCAATCACCGCAAAAGCAGTGTGGCCTTTCATGCCACTTTTCACTCGGATGGCTTTCTTGAGTAGTCCAGTCCTTCCTTTTGTGATCTTCTTTTTCGCAGCGCTGGCTATAACGCGCCCCCCCGAGGTGAGGACGGATCGATATGCTCGTTTCTGCATATTCTCCGGCAACTTTTGCAGTGCCTTTTCCAGTTCCTTTACCCCACTGAACCTGATGCTGGCGGGAATACTCATGAGATCCCCTCCGTGGTTATGGTGGTGAGCAGGTGCGTGTCCTGTCTGCCTTCCCGCTTCGTGTGGGTAATATTAAAGATTTCCCCCTTGTAAGTTATACGATACCCAGAGGAGGCGGTCACCCCAACAAGGAAAGACTTGAAGCGAACGCGCCACTTGATTTCGTTTTCTGCCCTGTCTGCTCCCGCTGTTTCTGATTCCTTCCCCCTTTGCTCAACCTGTTCCGCCCATGCATTTGCAAGCAAAGTCCAAGTTTCCACGTTTCCACCTGATGAGTCTTGGGTGAGAACCCTCGATTCAATAGAAATCCGCCTGTCCATTTTGCTGGGGTTGGCCATCAGAAATGCCCCCCTATTTTCTGGTTATCAATTAGGGATCTCAGAGTGTAGGGGATCTCCGTGGCGATGGTTCCCGTGACGATAGGGGCGCGTTGGTCGTAGTAGTTCGCCGTCAGCAACTTGATCGCGTGCTTGCTCATTGCGGGGGGGGAGTCGTTACCGGCCACGAACGTGATCTGGATCGCGTCGATTCTGTTATCTACTGAAGGAGGGGAGGAAATCAGTTGTATCCTGCCGGGTTCCGCGCCCGTAACCACTCGGTAGGCGGTCGTTTCCATTGTGGTCAGCGATGATTCATCTGGCGCGTAATACTTAACAGAGGAAACCGAGACAAGAGGCGCTCGGTAAATTGGGATTTCGTAGGTTGCAGAACAAGATATGATATTCTCCCAGGATTCGGCTGTCAGTGTATAAGTGGCCTCAGCAGAAGCTCGCCCAGTTACGCTGTCGAAATACTCCCGAGCTACAGATATCAGGTCGCTGATATATATCTGGTCATCCGTCGAATCCACGCGCAAGTGATCGCTAGCTTGTGCTAGCGTGATCGGCTCGCTGTTTGGAGCTACAGATGTGGAATATTGGGGGCGCATTATCTTCGGTTTTTTCTCTTGGCTGGAAGTGCGGTGGCGGCTTTGGGTTTGGGGAGGTCGGCGGTTTCTCGCGTTGCCTTCTCCGGTGGGTTGAATAGTTCAGCAGCTCGGGCGGAGAACAAATCAGCACAGACTTTTGGGCTAAATGCCGCGATGTCTCCTTGTGAATAGTCTTCGTTTTCTGCGCGTGCGTTACGTGTGAACCTGACGAATTGGTTTTCTGATTTACTCATGATGGGAAAGGGGGTTAGGCGGGGAGGGGTTGAACCTCCCCGCCTGTTTGCCGTTAGGCAGGCAATGCGTCGAGCATGGCAGAGAACGATTGTGGGCGAAGAACGCCTGCATCGTAATAAGTATTCGCAACGAGGGTGCGTTGCCCGGCCTTTGCGCCGGTGGTGTCACGAACCATTTCAAGCATCACTCCGCCCCAGTAACCAACAACAAAGTCGTTAGCGTTACCGTAGAAGATTGCAGAAGCGGTTCCAGACGAGCTACCCTTGGTGAGCGTGGAGCTTACCGAGTTAGAAGCGCGAACAGGACGGCCAAGGACACCGGCAGCGAGATCGTTCAGGATCATTACGGAATCGGTGGAGTTGACCTTCGGAGTCTGAAGGAGTTTTCCGATCGTCGCGGTGTTCATGAAGTAGCTCAGAGCGCCGATGTCGGCGTTGTCGTCTGCAACTGCCTTCCAGAGATCAACAAGGTGCGCCCAGCTTGGAGCTGCGCCGTTGGCTCCACCGACAACCGAACCAATGCCGGAAGTTGAGGCGATGCCAGTTGGCTCAAGTGTGCCGCCTCCGTGGAAGAAAGCGGTTTCCTTTACGCTGTTGAGTTGGCTGCGAAGTTGACCTCCAATAAACGCCTCAAGGACAGGTGACGATTGCAGGAGCAATTGGTCGCTGATGTCGATATATGCTGGGAGGCGCGTTGGAGTGAGCGAGAGGCTAGCGAACGTGCCACCAGATTCACCGGCGGCTGCGTTTTCTGCCTTCTTCACCGGGTCGGTTCCCTTTGTATAGCGTGGGAGATCCAGGTTTCCTTGGAGTCCGTTTAGCACAAGAGCGCCAGCCTGCTCCAATACTGAGGAGTTGTAGAAATCACCAAGCAATCCGCGCTTGGCCGTTTCGATCAACTCGCCACCATTGGCATCAGTCCCGGCAACCAAAGCCGCACGGGTTTCTTTTCCGGTGAGGATGATTTGCGGGAGGGATACACCGTTGATACTAAGACCAGCAGCGCGTGCTTCCTTCTCGCCCTCTTGGATCATCTCACGCTCAAAGCCATCTAGGTTGTTGGCGTTGCCTTGGTTCAATCCGCGAAGGACTTTGCCGAGGTCGAACGTATTAACATCACGTTGCTCTTGCGTGGATAGCACGGGAGCGCCTTTGCTCTCGCGTGCCAGTTGGCGCATCTCTGTATCGATGGTGGCTCCGATTGCGTCAGCATCTTTTTCGATGTTGCCGATTTCGGTTTGCTCTTCCGAAGTCAGCGCCCGTGCTTCGGTGCTGGCTTTGTCGAGGACTTCGCGTGCTTGTTTGACAAGACCGCCGCGTTTTTCTTGCAGTTGCTTTAGTTTCATTATGGTTTCTTTGTTTTGGCAGTCTTGTCGATTAGATCCAAAGCACGCTGCCTGTGCGCGATAGAGTGGTTTTCGGTTGGTTCTTCCGGCGTTGGTGCTGGTGTTTCTTCCTTACGAAATTCTTCAAAGCTGCGGAGCGCAACCGTTGCATCTGGGTATGCGGGATAAGTTACGGGGGAGACATCGTAGAGGCGAGATACCTTGGATATCGTACGAACTAGCATATTGTCCCTATTTTCCCATTCGTCAGATTCAACAGTGAAGCCGAAAGATGACTGATCAATATCTCCACGGGTGAGGCTTTCGCGCAGGTCGCGTCCAGCGGTCGTGTCTGGTAGTTCAAACTCATACCAAAGCCCCACCCCGTCTGCGCCCACCCTGAGAGATCCTTCTCCGTTCTTGGATCGTGCAAGGATCTGGTTTGGATCGTGATTGAACAGGGCGCGTATGTCGTCGTTCAATGCGTCATCGAACGCCCCAGGCGCGATCAACTCGCGGAATTGTCTTTCCCCAGTGCCGAGGATTTCAGATTCCATGCTAAATTTTGCCGCATAGCCTCGCACAGTGTGCGGAGTCTCCTTATCGTCGGCAGCGCGAAGTTCTACTGATGCCGATAGATATCGGGCTTCGCGGGTTGGAATGTTTGTTGGTTGGTTTTTCATAGCTTATGCTTCGATCGCAGTTATCTGGAGCCTGACTGGTGCAGTGTTGGCTTTCGCGTATAGAGTCGCGGAGGATAGGGACACAAGGTTGGACATCCCCGGCATCAACTTTAGCTTGAACACGGTCAGCCCTGAATCTCCGCCCAACTCCACAAAGTTTGTTGCATCAAGGTTTGTTATGTTGCACATCTGAGGCGCTCCAGTGATCTCTGCGAATGTCACTACCTCTGCGGTGGTGCCGATTAACTGCGTGGCTTTGATGAAGTCATCTCCCGCAATGGTGAATTTGCTGGATGATGAGGTGGTAATATCAGCACCCCCCTTTCGAGCATTTAAATTTAGAGAAAAATATCCTTCGTTTGCCATTAGATTGGAGCTGTTTGAGTCGGTGTTGCTGCTTCGGCGATAGTCGGGTTGGTGTAATCGTCGCCCCCCTGATCAGGTGTGAGCATCGGCTTGCCTAGTTCGGCCCTCACATCGTTTGGACTGAAAACCTTCATTTCGCGCATCGCCTTAAAGAAGTTAGCACGCGCCTCAAGTGCTACGTTGGCCAGCTCGTCGCGGTCGAACTTAAAGAATAGCCCGGCGTTTTGCTCATTTGTCGTGAGCAGTGTGTGAGCTAGGCTTTGCTCCCATCCGACAAGGTGAGGATCGAGACAGAAGTTCAAGAAACCGAGGGTTTGCTGTTCAATGCCTGTCCCCCAATTCGATGCGCTGGAGTCGCCAATCATGAACGGCGGCACTCGGTAGATTCTTGCAATCTCTTGCAACTCAAATTTCCGCGACTCGATGAACTGTGCATCCACCATCGACATCCCGTTGGTCTGTTTGAAATCGAACATCCCATTCAATACGGGGATGCTCCCGGCATTCTGAGCGCCCGAATATTTTGCATTGAATTCGGTGCGTGCGTCATCGATGATTTCCTTTTTTAGCATCGCGCTTGAGACAAGGAATCCTGGAAACTTCGCGCCGTTCTTCATTAGCTTGCCAGCCGCCGCTGTTTGGCTCATTGCCGTGCCGATGGAGTCGCGCAACAGGCGAATGGGCGAAAGCCCACAAAGCCCATCCTTGGACAGTTGCCGGACGTGCAGGATATCTTGGCGATTGAGTGGTTGTTTCTCTCCGTTTACCTCGTAGGAGGCGAACCGCTCACCGGACGGACGGCGCAGCATCTTTGGCTTGACATCGCACGGGGCGAGCCACTCGATGGCTCGGGGGGTATATGTAGCATCACGAAATACCCGAGCGTAACCGTTGCCGCCTAATCCCTTGCCCGTTTCCATTAGCTGCCGAAGCTCAAACGATGTGTGCAGGTCGCTTGGATTTCGCGCAATCAGGCGGATCACAGGATGGTTTTTTATTTCCTCCGGCCCTCTGGAGGTTGGCTGGAATAGTTGAATTGGCAACTTTGCAACCATGTCTGCAATCAGCGATACGCAGGCAGTTACTGCTGAAACGGAAAGTG